AACTCCATGCGAGACTTAAACGCATCGAGCAATATTATGCTGGGCCTGTTACCCTCTTCCTCGTTATACCAGATACCCCACGTCGTACACGCCGTATAGTCAGCCGTAGTCTTGGCTTCGTGGGCCGTATCCCAACTCTGAATGATGAACTCGCACCGAGGCGGCTCTTCCGGCTCCCAAACACGCCAATGTGTCCTTTTAATAAATGCCGCCGAGTCCAATGTGGGCTGCTGCATGTACTGGGCGTTCCAGTACCGTGAGTCCATAGCTGCCTTTTTTTGCTCCAACTTCGCGATGTGCCACTGTTCAGGCCAAAGACTCTGGCCACTTGGCAAAATGGCAGGCAACTCTACGATCTCCCACTTATCCGCATCGGGATTCTTCATCTGGTAGTTGAGCAGCCGCCCCGTTAGGTCAACAAGCGACCATCGGGTCATGATTACAAGGATTGCGCCGTTAGGCATCAGTCGTTGGAGCGGACCTGTCTGGAACCAACTCCATGCGTTATCGAATGTAGCTCGGCTGTTAGCCTTAATGTCCTGCTCGGAATGTGGGTCGTCAATAACGAAAAGATCGGCACCGCGACCAGCCAAAGCGCCGCCAACACCAACAGCGTAGTACTGACCGCCAGCACTAGTAGACCATTTTCCCGCAGCTTTCTGATCATCTGCGACCACGGTTTTTGGAAAAATCTTTTGATAATCTTCATCATCCAGTAAGTTTCTGACCCGTCTACCAAAGTCCTCTGAAAGACCGGCGGTGTGGGTCGCCATAATGATCTTTTTGTCTGGGTACTGCCCCAAAAACCACGCCGGGAACAGGTAAGAACTGAATTCAGACTTACCCATACGGGGCGCGATGTTGATAATCACGCGCTTTTTGACCCCATCGGCTACGTCTTTGAAGATTTTCGCCAGCTTCCTGTGGTGCGGGCCTTCTTTAAACCCCGGGTAGACCATGCGAGCAAAGTCTGTCATCGAAGTCTGGGCCTTTTTTAACCCAATCCGACGTTCCTGCTCCTCAAGTTCACTTAAAAACTCAAGTTTCTGCATCGGAGTCATCGTCGCCAGTACGGCGTCGATCTCAACTTGGTTCAGCAGCATCGCCGTCTTCGCCCGCTTCGGGTTCTAAACTCAGTTCTACATCTTCTGCGTCGCTGTTGCGCTCTTCCTTCTCCGTTGCCTCGGCGTCCACCGTCTTTTGTAGCTGCTTTAGCTTCTCGCGGATGCGCTCATCAAGCTCGTGATCCTCAAGTTCTTCTTTCTTAACGGTTACTCGCTCAGTAAACAGCCCAACCTCAGTAACCTTACCTAATAACTCTATAGCCTTTAGCCGTATTCTGGCATCAGGGTGCTCGGTCTCCTCAACCAGCTTAGCCACCGCCATGGAGCGCAGGCGCTGGGCCTCCTCCACAAACTGCCACTCGTACGCAGTCAGCATACCAACTAGTGCTTTTATCTGCGGGGGCGTCGTCAGTCCAGTAACTGCTTGCTTGGCTTGGTCTGAGGCAGTCGTCAAGGCATGGAAAACCTCGCTGGCCTGTTGTTTTTCAGCGCCAGTAATAATTTCCTCGTCGTCTGCGGCCCCAAGCTCCTTTAGCCAATCAGCCGTGCGTATCTTAGCCTCCAGCAATAGCGAGGCGTCGGCCTTTTTCAGAGTAACAAAGCCTTCGTCCGGGGTGTCAAGCACCTCGGGTTCAAAATCAATCTCGTTCAAATGATCCAGCAAGCGGGTACCCCCGTGTCGCAGAGCTTGCGCTCAGTTGCGGCGAGTGTACAATTACTTTTGACAACCCGCAAGGGTCGTCTCCTTTTGCATGTCTCCTTCGGGGTAGCTCCTCTACCCCACTTGAACGCCCCCGGATTCAGCCCCGGGGGTTTTTTTTATCTTACTTTGTCCAATATTTGACAAGCTTGATGCGGATTTTTATAGAAATTTTTAGCATTTTTGTTTCCCCCTTTGTTTTTATTTATCTGTGGCGAAGGGGTGGGGTGATTTTTCCCGGCTTTTTACAGCATTGGACAAAAATTTGCTGTGTGGCTACGGAATAGTATCCGTGCCATGCCGCTGCCTCGTCACATATCTTGGGGGGTCGGGTACGGGTGGGGTAAACAGGACAGCAAAACCATCGGCAACAAACAATAGAAACTAACGGTAATGGTATAATAGAGGTGTCGATTGGGGTTGGCTCAGTCGATGCTTGTGGACATCTGTCCACAACTTGTTAAGGAGAACTACTATGCAATACGACATCAACGCAATCGTTCGTGACTACAAAACATTCATCGCGTCAGGTATCAAGATGCGAGAGCATCTCGCCAAACTACTCAAGGGCAAACAGTATCTGCCATGCGATGTGGTTAACAAGTTAGCACGAGCACACGAGCAAGCCTACAAATGCCACGCGGTCATGAAGGACACAGGTCAATGGTTCTTCTACACGACTGACGACTCCAAGCAACAGACTCGTGAGAACTACCACGAGAGCGCGAAGAAACAATGGGAGCGCACAATCGCGCCACACCACAACTACGAGCGCAAGGCATCACCTGTTCGCCATAAGAAGTCAGCAGTAGACCGCTATGTTGACGCGATCATGAAGTTGCCTGCTTCGCAACGGCGCGCTATCGCTAACGCAATCGTTTGATGTTGTTGTTGACAAGTTGTGGACATCGTGTCCACAACTACTTTTAACTTGTTAAGGAGAACTGCTATGTCAAAGACCTACAAAGATTTACGCGCCTTCAAAGCCTTGGACAAAACTCTGAGCGTGAAGCGCCCGAAAGATGCTATGCGCCGATTCAAACGGGAAAAGGCTAAGTCCGACAACGCTCTGTTCAAGCGCGAAGTCAACTTCATCTCATGGCTTGAGCGCACCGCCGAGAAAGACTAATGCTTGCTTCCTCTTAACTTGTTAACAGTAAGGAGGTGTTTAGACCCCATTTGGACATTAGTCCACTATGTCCACTTCAGAAATTTTTTCTGGACACCTCCAAACCCGCGCCCGTATTAGCGTTGTCCACTTAGTACACTATATATCTATATTTTTTTAAAGAGTATATGTATGTATGGACTACTAGACTAATGGACAGAATTCTCGCTTACTAATTTACATTTATTTACTCTCATACACTTTTTTAAAAAAGGTAGATACCATGTACACTTACCCCTCAAACCTAAGCCTCATAACGCTCTCACGGCGTCCACTAATTTTTCACCAAGTGGACATAGTGGACAAAACCGGAAAAAAGTGGACATTTTCAAGGAGAACCGCCCATGCTTTGCCCCATCTGCAACACCGAAAAAGAACGAAAGGACTTCAAACGCTTGGCTACGCTATCTCAAACAAGGGCATGGCTACGCAACGCTCTCGCAACCAAGCGCATGACCTACATCGGCAAGGAGTGCAACGATTGCCATAAACAAACTAAGCGTAAGAGCAAAGACCTCACGCCCGAAGAACTACGCAAGCGACTGATCAACGAAGGCACTCACCCGCTTTTAGTACAGACGCAGATCGCAAAACGCCGAGCCACGGGTTCAAAGAAAAAGTCCGTATCCGCAAAGCGCACCATGCTCAAGTGGTGGCAAGCCAAGAAAGCAAACAATGAATAAGTACCCCAATGGGCGCGGGGGGAGAACCGCGCCCCTATCAACAAGGAGCCTTAACCATGCAAACAAAACCTGTACTGCTACACAGTTTTGCCGAGTTAAAAGCATTAGCATCAAGCGATAAAGATACCCGATACAAAACAGAAAGGAAGAAGTTGTGGACATCTGTCCACAAAGAAAACCCCGAGCCTGTACGCATCGCGCTAATTGATGCAGGCAACGGCTGGGCGGGTGTCAAGCGCGAATGCGTTCTGTTGAAAAGAAAGGGGTAAGACATGACTGAAACTGAAACCGAAACGCTTAACTGCGTGAGATGTGGCGATGAGTATTCAATAGGGCGGTGGTATGCCAACGCCACAAACAAGTTGCACAGAGAACGATGCGAGGACTGCGCCAACCTTCTCCCGCCTCCTGTCCGCACGGTGGCGCACCTACACAAAAGCAACGCGATCCTTATCACAGACCGCCGAGACCTCATCGGCATAAATCAGAAAGGTGGGTTAGTTAAATGAAAGACATAGGCAAGCAAGTT